ATGAAATTTGCACCACAAAGAACACAGGAGATGAAGTTGTTGTACGAGGATGAACTTGCTAGAGCATTATCTGAAGATGGTTCTCCAGCTAGTACATACATTACTCCGAAGACATACTATCCAAATGTATAATGGCTAGATTCGCAAAAGGTAGTAGAGCATTAGCAATATCTGATAGATCAGGCGCAGCTTTTCCATACAGAGAAATGGTCCAAGAGTGGACTGGTGCGTGGGTCCACATTTCTGAATTTGAACCTAAGCAACCACAATTAGAACCACATCCTATAGGAGCTGATCCTCAAGGTTTACAACATGCAAGACCTGCAAGAGTTGAGTTTGCAGTGCAAGATATTTTACCTAACAACCCATTTACAACAACAAATGGATCTCCAACTTTAAGTGTATCTTATCCTTCTAATCAAATTAACGAAGGAACATCTTATGTTAGATTTCAATCTGTTAAAGAAATAGTAGGAGGAGTTGCAATTTCAACTTTAGAATTAGAAACAACTTTAAACGGTGCTATAAATGATACAGTTAATACAATTGTATTAACTGATGCAACTGCTTTTCCAACATCAGGATTTATAGTTATTGAAAAAATAAATTCTACAAGTGGTGCGTATGAAAATGAAACTGTTCAATACACTGGTAAAGCTGGAAATAATTTAACCGGTTGTACACGTGGAACAGCTGCTCCATTTAGAGGAGTTACTTTAGCTAATACTACAGCAATAAGTCACGCAGACGACGCAAAAGTTTTTGGATCTTATTTAGCAACAGCAGTTGCTACTACTGTAGAAGTTGGTCCAGCTTTACCTAATGGTAATCAAGCTACAGAAATACAATACAATTCTATAACAGTGCCTTTAGTTTCTAATGCTGGAAGCACAGCAACAGGAGGCGGTTTTCAGTGTACAATTGGACCCGTTAATGATAGAGGTTAATTATGGCTGGATATACTTACGCAAATTTAACAACAGATATTAGAAACTATACAGAAGTAGATGCTAATGTATTTACTGCTGCTGTTATTAATAGATTTTTAGAAAATGCAGAACACAGAATTAATTTAGATTGTCCAATGGATTCTGATAGATTTCAAGATCAAGCACAATTTGCTACAGATTTTAATAGTATTACAATGCCAACTAAATTATTATTTGTACGAGGTATTCAAGTATTTGATTCTACAACAGCTACTACAGGTCAAGGAGTTTGGTTAGAAAGACGTGATCAAACTTTTATACAAGAATATGTAGGAGAATTAACTGGTAATTCAGGAGGTCAAACAGCACAAGATGTAACAGGATTACCAAAATATTATTCTATGTTTGGTGGTGCTACTACAGGAACTAACACAGCTACGTCTGGAGCAATTTATATAGCTCCTACACCCGATAAAAATTATCAATATATTATTCATTATAATGCAATGCCGGGAGGATTAGAAACAAATACTGGTGGAACCTATATTAGTAATTACTTTCCACAAGGTCTATTATATGCTTGTTTAGTAGAAGCATTTATGTTTTTAAAAGGTCCAACAGACATGTTGACACTATATGAAAATAGATATAAAACTGAACTACAAAAGTTTGCAGCAATGCAAATTGGAAGAAGAAGACGAGACGATTACACGGATGGTACAATAAGAATTCCAATCGAGTCAGCGCCTCAGTAATTAGGAGATAAAATTTTATGACAATAGCATCGGAAATAGCAAATTCATTTAAAGTAGAAATTTTACAAGGCGGACATAATTTTAATGATTCAAGTGGAGCACCTACAGGAAACACTTTTAAAATTGCATTATATTCAAGTGACTCAGCAACATTAAGTAAATCAACAACTGCATACACTGCACCGACAGATGCAACAGCTAACCCAACAAACACTTACGAAGTAACTACAACTTCTTCTGGATACACTGGCGGAGGAAATACTTTAGCAGCATCAGCTGATCCAGTTTTATCCGGTGACACAGCGTGTGTAAAATTTGATACTACAAGTTGGGGATCAAATGCTTCGTTTACAGCAAGAGGTTGTTTAATTTACAACACAACTTCTATTACAGGGTTTACACCTAACAGAGCAGTTTGTGCTATCAATTTTGGTTCAGATAAAACTGTAACAAGCGGAACTTTTACAATTCAATTTCCAGCTCAAACAGCAGGTAACGCCATCATTCAAATAGCATAGGGAGTAACTCCTTATGTCGTTAATTCGAACATTTACAGTCACAGTAGCAGGTGGTAAATTTGTAATTGATGGAGTATCACAAGATACTGTTAATCTTGCAGAAGGTTATACATATAAATTTGATCAAGCGGATAACACTAATAATAATCATCCATTTAGATTTTCAACTAATTCTAATAATTCACCATCAGCCCCGTACACTACAGGGGTTACAGAAGTAGGTGTTCCAGGAAACGCTGGAGCTTACACTGAAATAGTTGTAGCAGATCCTGCTCCGCAACTTTACTATTACTGTGGAAACCATTCAGGAATGGGAGGTACTGCAAATACAGAACCTGCAGACACTTGGGGACTTTTACAATGGAACCAAAATACTTGGGGAAGTCAAGATGAAGTTAATCTTACTTTAACAGGTTTATCAGCAACATCTTCTTTAGGAAGTGTAACAGCATTTAATGAAACTGGTTGGGGTGCGGACACGTGGGGTTTTGAAGGTTGGGGTAATCCACCAAGTATTATAGATCTTCCTGGTTTTTCTTTAACATCAACTGTAAACTTACCAGCAGATAATGTTGCCATGTTCCCTGGTTGGGGAACGCAAAGTTGGGGTGACAATAGTTGGGGTGATGTTACAGGTCACACATTTACGCTTTCTGGTTTATCAGCAACATCTTCAACAGGAGTATTAGAACCTGAAGATGTTATTGGAATTACAGGTATATCAGCAACAGCCAGCGTTAATTCTTTTGCATTAGTTTCTACCGATGCAACATTTACTCTTGCTGGTTTAACCGCTACAGCATCAGAAGGATTAATTGTCCTTGATGATCATTCAGTAGGTCTTGGTCAATTAGTTGCTAATACTAATGTTGGAACATTAGATCCAGATGACATAGCCCTAGGAATTACAGGTGTATCAGCTGATACAACACTAGGTAATGTATCTATATCATCAGAACCAGTTTTATTATTAACTGCTCCTACGGGTCTTACATCAACTTTAGGAACAGTAGACGCGAGTCCTGTTTCAGGGGTTACGTTATCTGGTTTATCAGCAACAACCACACGTGGAAACCTTACTACTACACAAGTTTCTAACGCAATCTTAACTGGACTAAGTGCTACAACTACGTTAAATGATGATAAGCTAATATTAAAATACTATGGAAGATTAGCTCCAAAAACTAGTTCTGGATATACAAGACTTAATCCTAAAACTAGCACGGGATATACTAGAAAAACGCCTGCATAATTATGTTTGACTTAAAACAAAATACACAATATAAATACTTTAATTAGGAGATTAACTAAGAATGGCATCTACATACAATTATTTAGGTATTGAACTTATGGCAACTGGTGAAAACGCCGGTACATGGGGGACAAAAACCAATACAAACTTAAACATTATTCAACAAGCAGCTTCTGGATATCATTCACAATCTATCGCAGGTGGTGCTGGAACATCAGCTCTTTTAATCACAGATGGTGATGATACTTCTGCTACAGATAGTTTAACAAACGCAGCTAGAAATGCGATTATAGAATTAACAGGAACTATTACTGGAAACAGAATTGTAACTATTCCAAACGGAACAGAAAAATTTTATTTAATTAAAAATTCAACATCAGGTTCTTTTACTGTACAAGTAAAAGGTGCTTCAGACTCAGGAGCTGGAACGACTTTTGCTGCAACAGCAAAAGATACAAAACTCATTTACATCAATGGTCAAGACGTTACTAACGTCGAATTAGGATCAGGTGGAACTTCATGGCAAGCTAAAAAAACATCAAGTTTTGCTGCAGTAGCAGGAGAAGGTTATTTTGTTGACACTGCCACAGGATCTGCTGCTATAACTGCAACACTTCCAGGTTCTGCTGCAATTGGCGACACAATATCATTCATAGATTATGCTGGTAATTTTGGTACACATAAGTTAGAAATAGGTAGAAACGGGCATAACATATCAGGAGCAGCATCTAATTTAGATGTTCAAACTAATAATGCTGGTTTACAATTAGTTTATGTTGACTCTACAAAAGGATGGTTAATACAAACTAAATAAGGAAATAAATTATGGCTACATATAAATCAATTAAATATGCATTTTCAGGATCAGAAATTACAGATCCTACTATTCTTGCAGCTCCAACAGTTCAATCAATCAATCCTGCATCATTATCCGAAGGTGCTTTACCTGCAGCGATTGCAATTACAGGAACAGATTTTACTCCTGGAAGTACTGTAAACTTTATTTCTGCTACTGGATCTTCAATAGCTTCACCTTCAGTGTCTTATCAATCTGCTACAGCATTACAAGCAACTGTGCCGGCAACTGTTACAGACGCAGGAGAGCCTTTTGATATTCAAGTTCAAGGACAAGTTGCAGGTCAAAAAGATAATCTTTTAAGTATTGATGGTAACCCTACGTTTACAACGCCAGCGGGATCTCTTGGAACTATTACAGACGGAACAAGATCAACATACACTTTAGCAGCAGCAACAGCAACAGACCCAGAAGGTGTAGCTGTTACTCACGCAATTACAACTGGATCAGTATCTCCAGGTTTAACTTTTAACGCACCAGCAGGAACTATTACAGGAACAGCATCAGCTGTGCCTTCAGGTTCTGTTACATCAAGCTTTACAGTCAGAGCTACAGCTGGAGCACAAACAACAGACAGAGCTTTTACAATCACTGTATCAGCACCTCAAACACAAGCTATTACAACTACAGGAGCTGGAACTTTTTCTGCTCCATTTACTGGAAACATAACTCTTTTAGCGATTGGTTCTGGCGGTGGATCTGGATCTGAAAATAATGGAGGAGGCGGAGCCGGAGGATTAGTTCTTCACCCATCTTACGCTGTACAACAAGGAGTTAGTTATCCTTATGTTGTAGCTGCATCTACTTCATCTAACCCTAGATCAACTGATACAACTTTTGGTCCAGGCTCTGGAACGGACGCTACATTTATTACTGCCATGGGCGGTGGAAATGGTGGTGGTAGTTATGACGGCGGATCTGGCGGTGGAAGATCACACTCACCAGGATCTGGCGGATCAGGAATTCAAACAACATCACCTGCTATTTCTGCAGACAGTAGAACATACGGTTTTGGAAATAATGGTGGATCAGCAGGATCACACAATTATCCAGGACACCCATCAGGGGGTGGGGGCGGCGCCGGCGGAACGGGCGGAAACGGATCGGGAAGCACAACTGCCGGAGGCGGCGGATCTGGAAAAGATGTATCATCAACTTTTGGAACAACTCACGGAGTCAGCGGAGTTTTTGCTGGCGGTGGTGGTGGAGGAATTCACCAATCTGGATCGTGGGGAAGTGGTGGATCTGGCGGAGGCGGGAGCCGAAACCAAGCTGGAACTGCAAATACTGGAGGCGGCGGAGGAGCCGGATCGACAGTTGGAGCATCTGGAATAATTTTATTAAAATATTAAGGAATAAAAATTATGGATAATAATCAATGTCAAATCAAACACGGAGATAGCGGAACTCCTTTTACTATACAAAAGGGTGCTTGGGGTTCTTTTTATAAAGACAATCTTCTAGGAGGTGGTGATCAATATATAATGGTTGATGAAAATGGTGGCCCATCTACTAATGATTTTGATATTCCTTATAAAACAGATGAACAAGCTATAGATTTCGTTGGTCATTTTTGGCCGTCAGGATCATAATCTAAACACATTTCCATAATAGAAAGACGATACTATAAATAAACAATAATATGTTTTTTAAAAAGAAAGAAAAATTAACTGTTTGGTCTGTTATTCCAGATTTAGAAAAAACAGGAGCCGGTCCTGTTCCAGCTAAAAAATTCTATCCAGAATGGTTTAGAAAAATGGAAAAAGATAGAGATATTCACAACGAACCTGAAAAATTTAATTTATCGGGTCATCAAAATTTTAATAACATAAAACACTGCCCTTCTTTTCCATGGTGGTTTTCTCAAGGTTATGTGTTGCCTTTATGGTGTGATTTACAAGTTTACATAAAAGACGGAAATGTGTTTTGGACTTCTCCTATGAACGAGTATCAATTTGATTTTCATGCACCTGATCAATTTGAAAACTATATTCCTAAACACGCAGCTGATAAAATTTTAGCAGTTTTAAAACCTGTTGGTCCTTTTAGATTTAAAACACCTCCAGGGTGGCAAGTACAACAAATGCCTATGTATTTTGAATACAACGAAGTGTTTGACGTATTACCTGGAATAATACCTACCTCCATGTATTTTGAAATAAACCCTCAAATGCTTTTAAAAAAATCTGCTTTTACTAAAGAAAATAATTACAGTGTAATTATACCTAAAGGAACACCATTAGCAATGTATATACCTATTCCAGAAAAAACTTTAGATTTAGAGATAGTAGAAGAAACACCAGAATTAAAAACAGAAAATAGAGTTGCAGTATTAGGAGTTAATAGCAAGTTTAAAAAAAGATGGAAAGACTATGCAACCAAATGTCCTTATAAAAAATAATTTTTTATCAGAAGATAAATTTTTGTTTATTGAGGATGCTGTTAATTCAAATGAGTTTCCATATTATTGGCAAGGTCAAGCAACAGATATAAAGCCTGATGGTATTTATTTATGGAGTCATAGATTATTTGATATAGATGAAAAAGAAGGTATTTTAAGTAACGCTTTTGATTATATAGTTCCCTCTATAATAAAACAACTACCTAACTTTAACAAATTATTAAGAGCTAAGGTTAATTTATATGTTAATCAAAACAAAAAACTTTTAAGCCCTTGGCATGTAGATTTGTTTTGTCCACATAAGGTTGCATTATTTTCTATTAATACTAATAATGGATATACAGAATTTAAAGACGGATCTCTTTACAAATCAGAAAAAAACACTATATTATTATTTAACGGAGAATTAAAACATCGTGCCGCTATACAAACAGATACAGATAAAAGGATTAATATAAATATAGATTATGAGTGAAAAAATTGAACGCCAAGTACTTCCTTTGTTTTCAAGACCTATTTACATTGTAAAAGGTTACAATTTAAACAAAGAAGAAATGGAGGCTGTTCAATTAGAAAAAAATCAAATTAATGATAACGCTGGTAAAAACTATACGTCAAAAGATTCTTATGTTTTTAACAAACTAGCTTTTAAAAATTTAGCAGATTGGATTAAAAAAGAAGTAGAAATTTATTTTTATGATTTTTTACAATTTAATAAAAACACAAAATTAAGATTTACACAATCGTGGTTAAATTATAATCCACAAGACACCTTTCATCATGTTCATACACATCCTAACTCTATTATATCTGGAGTTTATTTTATTCAAGGAGACCAACAACCTATTTTATTTGAAAGATTTGAAAATGATCATTTATTTGGAAATATAATGCCAGAGGCAGATAAATTTAATTACTATAATTGTGGCAGTTGGAAAGTGACAAATAAACCAGGCTATTTACTTTTGTTTCCTTCTAGTGTAAAACATGGCGTAGTTATGAATGCATCAAAAGAAGAAAGGATTTCATTATCATTTAATACTTTTGCCACAGGAACTTTAGGTAAAAAATTAGGGTTAACAGAATTAACATTATGATTAAACCAAACAAAATTGTTATAGTGGGTGGAGGTTCTGCTGGATGGATGACAGCAGCTACATTAATAAAAACATTTCCAGATAAAGATATTACATTAATAGAAAGTGCAAATACACCAACTGTTGGTGTAGGAGAAAGTACATTAGGTCAAATAAATTCATGGATGGGTTTAATTGGAATTAAAGATGAAGAATTTATGGCAGCTACAGATGCTACTTATAAACTTTCTATTAGATTTGATGAGTTTTATAAAAAAGGTGGTGGCCATTTTCATTATCCTTTTGGTACGCCTGATTTTAATGGAACACATTTTAATTTTAATGATTGGTGGTTTAAGAAAAAATTGTATCCAGAAACACAATATCATGACTTTGCAGAAAAATATTTTCCAGCACTCACCTTGTTAAATAAAAATAAAATTACAGATAAATTAAATCAATTAAAGGGTTGGAATTTTCAAACAGATACAGCTTATCATTTTGATGCAACTAAGTTTGGTTTGTTTTTAAAATCTCACCACTGTTTAAACAAAGGTGTTAAATATATTGTTGGAGATGTTACAGATACTAAGGTGGACGAAACCGGTATTAAAGAATTAATTTTAGATGGTTCAATTCCTGTAAAAGCAGATTTATTTATAGACTGTACAGGATTTAAATCATTACTATTAGCAGGCGCTCTTGAAGAACCTTTTGAGTCTTATGCAGATTTTTTACCAAACAATTCTGCGTGGGCTACAAAAATTAAATATAAAAATGCTGAAAAAGAAATAGTGGGTTACACTAATTGTCATGCTATAGAAAATGGCTGGTGTTGGGAAATACCATTATGGCATAGATGGGGAACAGGTTATGTTTATTCTGATAAATATGTTAGTGATGAAGAAGCTTTAGTAGAATTTAAAACTCATATTAAAAAAAGATTTCCATATGCAGACGCAGAAGAACTTGAGTATAAAAACATTAAAATGCGTGTTGGTATACACAACAGAACGTGGGTTAAAAATGTATGTGCAATAGGATTATCTGCTGGGTTTATAGAGCCGTTAGAAAGTAATGGTTTATATACTACACATGAATTTTTATTTAAATTAGTTAAAGCACTAGATAGAGATCATGTAAATAAATTTGATATTGATGCGTATAACATGCACAACAAATGGCTTTTTAGAAACTTTGCTGAGTTTGTTGGTTTGCATTATGCACTAACTGGCAGAGACGACACACAGTACTGGCGAGATTGTCAAGCTAGAAACTATGCATCTAAAGAAATGGATAATTTACAAGTAACTAGACTTGTTGGTTTTCAAGACGCTGCTTTTAATAAATATCATCGTAACGAATTTAATGATGGCGGTTTTCCCTGTATTGCTGCAGGTATGCATTGGGCTCCGGTTGGCGGTCCAGATGCAGTTTATAATAGGGTATGGTTAACAGAAGAAGACCATAAAATTATGTGGAAAAAAATTACAGAAAATTTAGATAAGAAAGTAGGAGAGTGGGAAAAAATGATTGAAGATTGTCCTACTTATTACGATTATATAAAGGAGAAATTTCATAGTGATTGATTATGAATTAAATAATCCTTCTAGAGAAACTGAGTTTGAAATAAAATCATCTGAGATGTGGTTTGGACAACTAGCTAAAAAATATACTTTACCACCTTCTTTAATAAAAAAATTAAATGATGAAATTGATAGTAGACAAGATCATCCAGATTGGAATGATTATTTAGCTGGGCATTTAGAATATCAAAAAATGATTTATTTTAAAGACAACAAAGGTGAAATAAAACAAAGTGTTTCTGATGCGTTTGTAGAAGTTTTTAAAAATTTAGCTCACGACTATTTAAATTTATTACCTCACGTTAAGTCGTTTAAAACTGATTTAGTAACTATATGGTATAACGACCAAAAACAATATGACTACAATCCTATTCATTCCCATAACGGAAGATGCCCTGTTGGAATTACTGGAGTATTATATTTAAAAGTTCCAGAAGGAATTAATGAAGGAAGAAAAGTAAAACAATTTTTTAATAATACTTCTGCAAATGGAAGAACTCATCTTTTTTCTAACAGCGCTTCTCAATTATCTAGACGTTGTCATTTACCGCCATTAGTAGAAGGAGATTTTTATATCTTTCCATATGACATGCAACATTTAGTATATCCTTTTACTGCAGATGTTATTAGAAGAAGTTTAAGTTTTAACATGGATGTATTTAATACGGAGTATACAGAGTAATGATTACTTATAAAGACACTAGTATAACACAAGAAAAAGCCGAAAAAAATAAAGACGGTCTTTGCAAAAAGTATGATGGAATTACAATGACTAATATTATTGAATTAGAAGAGTCAAAAAAAATAGTAAAATTTATAGAAGAAAATAAAAACCAAAACGGTCAAGATAATCCTGCTGGTGTAGTAAAAACTTCCGATGTAAATTTATGTTTATGGTATCACTTAAAAAGCAAGCTTCCTTATTTATTAGATAAAATATATCAAGCTAATGTTGCTTATTTTGGTTTTGATATTTTTCCTACCCCGGTTGACCAAGCTTTAAATCTTAATACTTATCGAGTAGGACAAGAATATAAGTACCATCAAGATGGCAGCGACTTTGCAGTTAGCGACATGAAGCTTACATGTTTATTAAACGTTTCTACTGAACCATATGAAGGTGGTGATTTTTATTTAAAATATGGAGATGAGGATAGAAAAACAAATTTTCCTCCGGGATCTTTATTTATATTTAAACCTTACGTATTTCACAGAGTTACACCAGTAACTAAAGGGGTACGTAAAACTTTAACAATGTGGATGTATGGACCTAGATGGAGATAATATAGAAGTAATAGATAATTTTTTATCTACTGAAGATTTTAAAAAAGTTTCAGGTATTATGAATCATGATAGGTTTCCATGGTTTTTTAATGAAGCTGTAGCAACTCCCGAAGATACAGATAATTTTTATTTTACACATTTTTTTTATAGAAATTCTAAAGTAGATTCTCCACATTTTAATGATGCTTTAATGCCTTTATTACAAAAACTTCCACACGGTAATTTATACAGAGCTAAAGCTAATTTATTTGTAAGACAAGATAAAAAAGTTATAAATGGTAAACACGTTGATTTAAGTGATGCACCACCTAATTTTCAAACAGCAGTGTACTATGTAAATTCTAATAATGGTGGTACTTTAATAGGAGATAAATTAATTCAATCTAAAACTAACCGTATACTTATTATGAAAAAAAATATAGAACATTCAAGCGTTGGTCCTACAGATGAAAAAAAAAGAATAGTAATTAATATTAATTATATCTTACAAACGTTAAGTGCACCTACGGGAACAACTATTTTAGAATAATGGATAAACTTACAGATCACATACAGGTTACAAATGATTTACCACATGAGTTATGTGATAAACTTATAGATAAAACTGAAACACGAGATTGGAGTAAACATCTTTGGTATAGTGTACAAGATGAATATGATGGTAAAAACCCTGTGCAAACTTATGGCGATAAAGAACTAGATGTACAGCAAGCTTCTGATGATGATGCTAGAGAAATAATTCCTCATTTAGATAAAGCTTTAAAAGTTTATTATGAAAAATATCCAGACTATAGTATTTTTTCTAGGCTATCACAAATAAGGTTTAATAAATACAAACCAGGGACTTTAATGCGTCCTCACATAGACCACATTCACGATATATTTGATGGAAAAACAAAAGGAATTCCTGTTGTATCTATTATTGGTTGTCTTAATGATGACTTTGAAGGGGCTGATTTTATGTTGTGTAATAAAAAAATAGACCTTAAAAAAGGAGATGTTCTTTTATTTCCTTCTAATTTCCTGTACCCTCATCAGGTTACAGAAGCAACTAAAGGTATTCGATATTCCTTCGTAGCTTGGGCTTTTTAAGAATTGAAAAGTCTTTTAATCTAGTATAAACCCTAATAAACTAGGGATTAATATGTTACAAAAATTAGGATTTCTACCAGGCTTTAATAAACAAGTTACATCTACCGGCGCTGAATCACAGTGGACAGGTGGTGATAACGTACGTTTTAGGTATGGTACACCAGAAAAAATAGGTGGCTGGAACCAATTAGGAGTTGATAAATTAACAGGCGTAGCAAGAGGATTACATCATTTTGTTAATAAATCTGCTCAAAAATTTGCAGCTATAGGAACTAATAGAATTTTATATGTATACTCTGGTGGTGTTTTTTACGATATACATCCTTTAGTTAATCCATCAGGTACAGCTATTACTAACGCATTTTCAACAGTTAATGGACAGCCAGACGTAACCGTTACTTTTCCTACATCACATACTTTTCAAATTGGAGACATTATAATGTTTGGAGATGTTTCTACTTTTACTGCTATTACAGGTTCTAATTTTGGATCAGCAGATTTTTGTGATAAAAAATTTATGGTGAATGGAATACCAAGTCCATCTTCTATTAGTATCACTATGCCTAGTAATGAAACAGGCGGCGGAGCGACTACATCAGGAGGTATAACTTATTATCAATATTATCATGTAGGACCAGCAGAACAGGTTGGAGCGTTTGGTTGGGGTATAGCTTTATGGGGTGGATCTACACTAGGTCCTATTACTACAACATTAGACGGAGCATTGGCCGACGACACTAATGGTAACAATGGATCTGCTACAGAAATTACATTAGCTAGCACTACAGGTTTTCCATCAGCAGGAACTAATTATATTCAAGTTGGTGCTGAAGAAATATCTTACACTGGAATTACAGGTTCTAAATTAACAGGGATTACCAGAGCTGCCCGAGGGTCAACAAGATCATCACATTTAAATGGAGCAACCGTAACTAATACTTCTACATGGACTGGATGGGGATCACCAGCTGCAACTACAGATAAAGTTGCAGACCCTGGTTTATGGTCTTTGGACAACTTAGGTAGTACACTTATTGCATTAATACACAACGGAGAATGTTTTGAATGGGATGGCGACGCTGCTACGGCCACATCAACAAGAGCAACTATTATTACAGGTGCACCAACAGCATCTAGAGATATGTTAGTTTCTACTCCCGACCGTCACTTAGTATTTTTTGGAACAGAAACAACTATTGGTGATAAAACAACACAAGACGATATGTTTATTAGATTTTCTTCTCAAGAAAATATTAACGATTACACACCTACAGCAACTAATACCGCTGGTACACAAAGACTGGCCGCCGGATCACGGATCATGGGTGCTAAACTTGGTAGGAATGCAATATACATTTGGACCGATACATCTTTATTTACTATGCGTTTTGTTGGTCAACCATTTACATTTGCTTTTGAACAAGTTGGTACTAACTGTGGATTAATAGGTCAGAATGCAGCTGTAGAAGTTGATGGTGCTGCGTACTGGATGTCTGATAATGGTTTCTTTAGATACACAGGTAAACTAGAATCTATGGATTGTTTAGTTGAAGATTTTGTTTATGATAATCTTAACACTACTTCTAATCAATTAGTCTATGCAGGTATAAACAATTTGTTTGGTGAAGTGACATGGTTTTATGTAGCAACCGGATCTAACGTAGTTAATCGTGCCGTTGTTTATAGTTATTTAGATTCAACAGCTAAACGACCTATTTGGTTTACAAATACCAGTAGTTTATTTCAAAGAAGTACGTGGGAAGATTCTGCAGTTTTTGGTTTACCTCACGGAACTAAATATAATGCGGGTGATGATGCTTCATTTGATGTTGTTGGTAATAGCGAAGGAAGCACAATTTATTTTGAACATGAAACAGGAGTTAATCAAGTAGAATCAGGAGGAGTAACTACAGCAATACCTGCAAACATTACTTCTGGTGATTATGATATTACACAAAAAGTTATTAGAGGAGCTGCAACTAACATGGCTGATCTTAGAGGTGATGGTGAAAACATTATGCGTGTTAGTAGAATTGTTCCTGATTTTATATCTCAAACTGGTAATACAATTGTACAATTAGACTTAAGAAATTATCCTAATAATGCATCAGCTAGCTCATCATTAGGACCTTTTACTATAACATCTGCTACAACAAAAGTAGATACGCGAGCTAGAGCGAGAGCTATAGCTCTTACAATATCTAATACCGCGGTTGATACTAGTTGGAAACTAGGCACTTTTAGGTTAGATATACATGCTGGAGGAAGACGATAATGGCTATTACAAATTTACAACAAGCTAGACAAATGTATCAAACAGGTCAAAGAGTTGCTAAAACTTTAAATGTTAAAGGTCAACCACATATGTTAGCTTATATTACTCCAGGTGAAGCACAAACATTAGAAAATTTAGGTGGTCAAAAAACAATGACTAAAGGAGGCATTCCTGCTTATCCTCCTGGTATGGGCGATCCAAATTATGATGGCAGTGGTAAAGGAACTTATTCTGGAAGTGGAGGAAATCAAAGCACAGCTAGAGAAAGAGCTATAGAAAGAAACCAAACTCAAAGAACTCCTACAAAAACTACGACAACAACAACAGGACCAACAAATATTCATGGCGATGGTGGTGGAACTACTCCATATACTTACATAGGTGGTAAAAAATATGATGTAACTCCTAAAACAAGAGCTGAAAGAGAAAGAGCAACTCTTAAACAACAAATACTTAATCAAACTAAATTAGGTGGTAATAGAATTGATAAATTTGGTAACACTAAAAAAAGTCTTTTTAGACAAGGTAGTGGATTAGGTAGTTTACTAATGAGTGGACTTGGAATGCTTATGGGTATTCCAGGATTAGGTTTAATAACAGGTGGTTTCAATAGACTTAAAGGTGGCTTAGATACTTTAAATACTAACATTGGAGATTTTAGAGAACGTACTACAGGTTATAGAACTCAAGCAGAATATGAAGCTGCTAGAAATCAAAGAAGACTACAAAGCAGATTAGATAAATTATACTCAAGAAAAAATTTAGGAAAAGGTTACAGTCAAAAAAATATTGACATGCTAGAAGCAATGGGTCTTTCACCAACTACACCACAAAACCAAGATAATGCTAGAGGTAGTAATTTAAGAAATATATTAAATAACGATGTAAACAATTTAGATTTAGAACAAGGTGATTTAAATAATATAGAATCATTAGTAGCGGCAGCACAAGTGCCACAAAAAACTAATTTTAATCCTAATGATTTAAGCACTGCTTTTACTACAAACATGGGACAATCTAGAATGACTCCAGAAATGGAAAAATTTTACACAGAACAAATGATGAAACAAAACCCTAGTTTGTATGATGAATTAAATCCTGTTGAAATTGCACCTTCTTATGAATTAAGAAATGATGGTTCTTTTAGACCGTATAAATATAATTATAATCCAGAAGAACAAGGCATCATGGGTATAGATGTAGGATATCCATCAAATGATTTAATAGCTGATGCAAGTGCACCAGGAAATAATTTTTTATACAATACGGGAAATCCTTACAAGGATAATTTATATGATTCAGAGGGAAACTATGATCCGTATGGTATTAAAGGAGAACCAGAACCAGAAGTAAAAGAAATAGCAATAGGATAATGGCAAAAATAGTACAAACACTAACTAGAGCAAGCTCTGAGTATGAAGAAGATGTAGCTCAGTCTTTAGTTAGAGATTTAGATGCAGTGTTAGAAAAACTTAACACTACATTTCAAGAAGAATTAAAACAGGAGATAGAAGCTAGAAGTTTCTTTTTAGATTAATGGCAGTAGTAAACCAATATAAATTTGTAGGAATAGATAACAGCACGAGTGGTGCTGCACTAACTCCATTTGGATCAGGTAATCCTTTAGTTAATGAAACGTATCTTATTAAGTCTATATTAGTTACATCTGCTGGTACACCTAGTGTAACTGTTACAAACAATAGTATTACAGCCATTAAATCAGTGCCATTAACAGCTAATCAAACCAAAGAATTATTAACCCAGCCGCTAATAGTAGAAGGTGGAAAAACTTTTACAGTCCAGTCAAGTACATCTGACTCATTTGATATAGCTATTAGCTACCTAAACATTAAGAAAGAGGTAACAACATAATGATAGAGTTAACACCAGAAAAAATAATAACTACTATTAAAAACAAAAAAACAGGTATAGTATATGAAACTGAAGAAGCTTTAAAAGCTGCTAATATACCTGAAGAGGACGTGCAAAGAGACGTAACAGTTATCATGCCACCTCTTGATTTAATAGGAAAAACAAAGTAAAGTGGCAAAACCATGGCAATAACAGATATCAACATTTCAGAACAATTAGAGACTAACGCACCATCTATTAAATATAGAGGTAATGAAGGGCCTAAATCTCCGCAAGAAATAGAGATGATGATGCAAGAACAAATGAAAATGGCGGGCCCTGATAGATACTTTGAAATACTAGAGTTTATGCTTAATGAACTAGAAGGTGAATTAGGTAGAGAACTTACTAACGAAGAGTATGAGGAAGTAGGTAGAAGAGCCATGGATGAATTTCAACAATCTGGTGGCCAACCACTACCACAAGATCCAACAAAACCAGTTAATCCTTTTCAACCAAAACCAATAGGACCAGTATTACCTGACAGACAAATGGCAGCCTATGGTGGTATCATGGGTATGGATGGTAGACGTCAATACGGTCTTGGAAGTTTTTTAAAAAAAACTGTTAGAAAAATTATACCAAATGAAGTAGCAGAGATTGCAGTTAAAGCTGCACCATTTATTGCACCATTCAACCCAATAGCTGCAGGTCTTGCAGCTGGTCTTGGATCATTCGATCAAACAGGTAGAATGGGTTCATCAATTAAATCAGGATTAATGAATTATGGTATGGGTCAACTAGCTAGAGGTATTGGTGGTGGTACAGGAAATTTACAAACCGGATTTGATCCAAGGGGTGGAATGCAAAATGTTGGTAGTGGTACATTTAGTAAATATTTTAGTAATCCAATTCAAGATGCTGGTGGACTAGGAGAAATTTTAGCTAATAGAAGAGAAGCAGCAGCGGTAGATATGCTTGATGACTTTGAAGTAAGTGGTAGAGCATTAAAAGGAACAGGTGGGAAAGAAATTGATTCAATGAAAAGAATATTTGATACTGCAGAAACAATAAATAAAAACCCTGTAAAAAAATTATTAAACACAGCTACTAATTTTGCATTAGACAATAAACTTATAACAGGTCTTGTAGCAGGAAGTTTAGGTGCTAGTGCTCTTATGGGCAATATGACTGAAGAAGAAGTATCAGAAACAATGGATCGAGGTGACGGTTTAGATGTAGAAGCGATTAGAGCAGAAGTTATAGAAGCATATAAAGATCCATCAGGTGAAAAATTAAAAGCTTTAGCATCCAAGTATCCTTTCTTAAGTAAAAGAAGAAATATAGATGTAAGTAAATTAGCTTACGGTGGTAGAATTGGTAAAGCAGAAGGTGGATTAATGGACCTTGGTGGTATGGAAAAAGATTATAGAGCTGAAGGTGGGTTTGTACCTATTGGTAGAGAAGAAAAAGCAGACGATGTGCC